TGACACGTCACTGTCTGAACGACAGCACGCAGCAGCCAAACCCCAAAAGATCAGGGTTTCCAACGGGAACGTAAAGCCGTTCCCCATTGACGAAAACTTCTCTTGGTTAAGTACAGCCCCATTGGGCAGTAGTACTTCCTGGGTTCTGGCTCTCGCCAAGTAAATCGCCCAGTCCAGAGGAAGAAGCTCGAACACTATCTCTCTCGAGATAGTATCCGAAGCGGACGACAGGTCCAGCGTTGCTAAAGCGCCGGTTAACGACCCCGAGGCTGCCAGGCGTTGATTCCTGGTCTGGTCCCGAATGTCGACACCTACTGCTAGCAGACGTTTGGCCATCACGCTACCTATCCCGGCCTGAACGATGACGTTCAGACCAGGCTCGGTGCATATAGACCTATAAGTCTTGGCAGTCTTAGGGACAAAGCTGAGTTTTGCTGGTATGACCTCCAGCTCTACTCGGGCCCACTCATTGCCATCCGCGTCCTCTCTTGTGGAGAGTTCGTTTAAGGCAGTGACGTGTGGCAGCTCTTCCAGCACGTATGAAACGGCTGGCACAAGCTCTTTGCTACACTGAGGCTTCTCCGCGATTTTGCGGCGAATAGAGGCCTCTGATCTTCTGGTGGCACGAGTTGCACCAGGACCGAAGCGCAAGGACAAATCCCCCAAAGGAGGAACATCCCCTAGTACACGCGAGATTTTACGCTGTGCAGACGAAATTGCTGCAGCAACGCGAGGACGAAAAGAGAATTCGCCTCGTCGCGCTTTCCGGAAGATGTCGTTAGTTTCCTTGCATAGCTCTTCAGCTTCGAGGAACTTCTGCATCGCGACCTTCTCCTTGTCGACACCTATGTCTAGGTCTTCGACTTTTTGGAAGAAGGCTAGGGCCTGCCGCACACTCCGAACGAGTGCAGCTGCTCGCCTATTTACACGGTCAGCATAGTCTTTCCCATCAACACTCAGGGACTCTGAGGCAACGGACTCTAAGAAAACATGAGTCTCAGCCTCTGAGTATATCTGCTGATAGTCAACCTCGAACTCGCATAAGTCTTTGAGTTTATCGCGGCGAATTAACTCCGCGATTTG